TTAATAGCAGATTTAACAATGTACCTACCAGAAAGACTCTTGGATAAAATCGTAAATTTTAAAACAAAATAATTGAGGTGATATTATGAATTTTAGTTTTTGGAACCCTTTATCAGACAAATTCCTTTTACCTGAACCGGAACATTCTCAACAGCGTCAGATGGATGCTGCACAGAACTCTTTTGGTAAGAGTGAAGACCCACGAAACTGGAGAAATGCTGTATTTGGTTATGGAACAGGATATGCCGACCCCATTGACCCTTATGACTCCAATGGTATCTTATTTGATGCTGTATTCTCTTCCAAAAGACAAAGAATAAATTCCTATCGTAATTTGGCTCTTTATCCATTTGTAAGAAAATGTCTTACAATGATGGCAGATGAAGCTTGTTGTGAAAATGCAAGTGGCGAAGTAGCAACATTTGATATTGATAAAGCTTATAGAAGTAAATTTACTGAAACTGAATTAATGACTTTAAGAGATGAGTTCAATTATATTATTAACTGCGTTATCGGTAAAGATAAAATGTGGTATTATTACTATACTTGGCTCATTGATGCTGAATTGTTCCTTGAAATTTGTTTGAACAGTGAAGGTAATGCTGTTGCTGGTATTAAACAATTACCACCATACTGTACAATGTGTATTTACGATGATGGTTTATTAAAAGGTTTTATTGAAGATACAAAGATGCTTGACCCAGATAACCAACAAGGTGAAGCTAAAACCTTTACATTGAACCAAATAGCTTATTCTAATTATGGTTTCTGGGGTAACAACAGAAACGATGTTAGAGGTCACCTTGAAGCCGCTATTAGACCAATTAACCAACTTCGTGCTATTGAAGATGCTTTGACTGTATATCGTATTACACGTGCTCCTGAAAAGAGAATTTTCAAAATTTATACAGGTAAGATGCCTGTAAATCGTGTTCCAGAATATATGCAGGAACTTCGTGCCAAATATCGTAAACAGTTAACTATTGACCCAGTTACTGGTATGATTAACTGTAATAACAATGTACAGGCTTTCGTAGAAGATTTCTGGTTGGCACAAGATGCTGATGGTCAAGGTTCTACTATTGAAAGTTTCAAAGGTTCTACCGAATTTAATGGTCAGTTAGATGATGTTAAGATGTTCCGTGAACAGGTAGCAGATGCTATGATGATACCATCTGGAAGATGGCAGACTGCTGAAGGTGGTGGAGCTCAATATTCACAAGGTATTGAAGCATTAACTCTTGAAGAAGCTAGTTTCCAAAAGTTAAATAAGCGTCTTCGTAGAAAATTTGCTGATATTATCTATCAGATTTTTATCGTTCATTTGCAAGTTCGTGGATATAAGAGTAAGTTCCTTGATAAAAACATATACAACATTGACCTTGTTCCTGCAACAGACTTTGAACGTATGCGTGACTTGGCTATGGTAGAAAAACGTGGTGGTGTTGTTGGTGCTTATTCTCAATTCCTTCCAACACTTACAAATGTCAAGCCAGGTTCTGAAGATATGGGTCCTTTGTTCTCTCGTCAATTCTTCCTAGAAGATATCTTGGGATTTACATCTGAACAAAGAATTAGAAATGACAAATTAATTGAAGAAGAAAAGGCTGCATTATTAGCTGCTGCTGACGCTGTTAAGGAAGAAGGTGGTGATGAAGCTGATGAAGATTCTGGTGATGATTTGGGGTTCTAATATAAACGAAGTTATATAAATACTTATATAGATAGGATTTCAATTATGAATTTACAAGATTATTTGAAAAACGAAATGCAGAAAACTGCTCCATTGAATGAAAATACTGCTGAAGCAGGTGATACTGAAGTATTCAAGGGTTCACAGTGGATGGGTCCTCACCACCACAAGTATGTTATCTGGGATAATCTTACTGGTTATGGTTATACCAGTGATGTGCTTGTAGATAATCCAGACCATGAAACCAATTTAGCTTGTGTACCTTCACACATTCACTTAATTGTAAATTGGGAAGTTTTACCTTTGGGTGATGGTCATACACACAAGTTAGAAAAGCCTTCACAAATCGCACCAGATACTGATATTGGTACTTGCCCAATGCACGTCGCTGTGGTTAAGGACAGTTCTGTTGATGTTAAATAAGTTTAAAGGAGAATAACAATGTCATTATCTAATAACATGAGTGTCTTCACCACTTCCATAAAAAACCAAAGTGATTTAGCCAAAAACTGGCTATTCCAGGTTATTTTTGAATACGAAAGTGGGTCCGCACTATCTAAAATAATTGGTACAGATGATTTTATGCTTCGTGCCAAGACTGCTAGCTTGCCTCAAAAGGAATTTGGTGAACTCTCAACAGAATATATGGGCTCTAAAATAGTTTATCCTGGTAAAGCTACTATGGCTGGTACTTTGGAAGTACAATTTGATGAGTTCCAGGATATGTACATTTCTAAGGCTTTACACAGATGGCAAAACTTACTTTATAATCACGCTTTCCAGAACGATATTGATGCTATTGGTATTACCGGTGGTGCTTCATCTAACTTCTTGAAAGACTATTGTGCTACTGTTCGTGTTGTACTTTATGATTCTGCATTGAAGAGTAAATTGCCTATTGAATACAAGTTCTACTATGTTTGGCCTAAGAATGTTGCTACTGTTTCTCTTGGTCAGGAAAGTTCTGAAAAGATTCAGAGAGCAGTTACATTACAATATTCAACTTATGAAATGATTGCAACAGGTGAATAATAAGATAAAAACGATTTAAATAAACCGTGGTAAAAGGCCACGGTTTTATTATTGCCCAGATTTTAAAAATCTGACGAATTTTTTATTATAAATAAATTGTGTTAATCACAAATGTTCATTAATAATTGGAGGAATCACAATGGATAAAATTCTTGAAAAACTTGCCGGTGTTCTTACTGCAGAAGATTTACAGGAAATTAAAGAATCCTTTGAATCAGAAGTAGAAGAAAGACTTAAAGCTAAGTTAGCCGAAGAAACTGATTCCTTAACCAAAAAAGCTGATGAATTTTGTAAACAAAAAATCAAAGAAGCCGTTGATAAAAAGACAGCTGAACTAGAAGACCTTGCCAATAAGTATTGCGAAGAACGCTGTGCCAAAATTGCTATGAAGGAACAGGAAAAGTTGAACGCACAGTGCAAGAAGTTGGAAGAAGCCGCTGAACAATATATCTACGAATACTTTGATGAAAAATTCACAGAAAAATATGGTCAGGAACTTCAAGCTCTTGAAGAAAAGGTTATTACCGGCTTAGACAAGTATCTTGAATATAACATCTCCGAGAAGATTAATGACAAGCTCATTACAAAGACTGCTATGACTGAAACCTATGCCCCAATAATTGAAGGCATTCAGCACTTGTTTGAAGACCAGTATGTCCCTATGGACCTCACTGGTTCAAAGAAGCTCCGCGAAGCTAAAGCAGAAAATGCTGAACTTCAAAAGTCTCTTAAGAAACAATTAGCAGAAAATATGCGCTTGATTGATCTTGTTGAAGATTCAAATAAGAAGGCAACCATTGCTGAAAAGACCTATGGACTTGACCCACAACAGAAGGCAAGAGTTCAAAAGTTCTTTGAAAGCAAGTCATTGTCCGAAACCAAAAAAGATATTGACGATTATGTAGAAATGATTTCTGAACAAACAGAAATGTTCCGCACAAATCGTAAAGCTCTTTATGAAAACAGAACTCGTCCCGTCTCCCGTGCTGTTAAAACTGAAAAGGCACTTGAAAGAGATGATATGATTACTGAAAAATACAAGAAACCATCTGATACATCTAATAGCTTTATGAACAAAGCCGCTAGATATATGGATGAAGATTAGTAACCAAACCACACTTGCAGATTTCGCAGATTTCGCAAATCTTGTAAGTTAAAAATTATAAATAAATTATAATACCAAAAACTCATTTAATAGGAGATAATAAAATGAATACAGTTAAAAAGGCATTGATGGAACGCTGGACTACACAAGCCCCTGCAGTTCTCTCTATTGCAAATATTCAGGATAAGTATATCCGTGAAAATATGGCAAAACTCATGGAAAACCAGCGTTATCAAGATGTTGGAACCGCATTGAATGAAGATTTCGGAATGGGTGTAGGCGCTCCACTTGGTGCTGACCAGGGTATTCCTCATGGTGGTGACTCCAAGGCTGTTTTCGCACCAATTTCCTTGGCTCTCGTTCGCCGTGTATTCCCACAGTTGTTTGCTAACGTTCTCGTTGGTGTTCAGCCACTTTCTGGTCCTGTTGGTCTTGCTTTCGCCCTTCGTTATGTTTATAAGGATGCAGGCGATCCTAACAAGTTGGTAGAAGCCGCTTGGAAGGCTGTTCCAGAATATTCTGGCTTCTCTGGTTCAACTGCTAACACTTCTGGTGCTCCAGATGCTGGTACCGCTGTTGATACTCAGTCCGCTGAAAGCTGGAAGATTACTGGTGATTATGATGAAATTCAGACTCACAACGATTTCTCAACCGGTATCCGTGGTAAAATCCCAGAACTTGGTTTGATGTTCTCTCGTCAGTCCATCGTTGCTAAGACCCGTAAGCTAGCTGCTAGCTTCTCTCTTGAATCTGCTGAAGATATCAAGCGTATGCAGGGTGTTGAAATGATGACTGAAATGGTTAATGTTCTCCAGTACGAAATGACTGCTGAAATTGACCGTGAAACAATTGCTCGTTGTAAGTCACTCTGTAAGCCAATCTTCTGCCGTGCCGGTAACAACACAGATGTTGATAACGGTATGATCGGTCGTTGGTCTCAGGAAAGATATTCTCGTATTGTTGGTCTCATCATGAAGGTCGCTAACGATATTGCTACTGCTACTCGTAGAAGTGCTGCTAATATCGCTGTTGTATCTCCAGATATGGCTTCTGTTCTTCAACAGGCTGCTCCATTCTTCAACAAGGTAACTTCTGAAGTTAATGGTTCTACCGCTACCCCAGAAATTGGTACCCTTAACGGCGCTATCAAGGTTTACCGTGATAACTACGCTGCTAACGGTGTTGGTCAGGACAACGGTGAAGTTCTTCTTGCTTACAAGGGAACTGGTGTATCTGACTGTGGTGTAGTATTCTGCCCATATGTAACAGGTGTTGTAAATCAGGCTATTGACCCTAACGACTTCTCTCCAAGAGTTGGTGTTATGAGCCGTTATGCCTTTGCTAACAATATGCTTGGTGCTGATAACTACTATCGCTTGCTCAAGTTCGAAACCCAGAAGATTTGGGCCGGTGGTGACGATAACTTCGTATTCTAATCTAGCATATTAGAACCACTTTCGGGTGGGTATAGAAATGGTTTTATACCCACCCTTTTTTAACAAACGAATTTAATATTTGGAGATAAACAAAATGAAGAAACCTACATCTAATGGTAATGATTTGTACCAAATTGGAAATGACTACCCACAGACAGTGGAAAAGTACTTTAATCCAGAATCTTACAAGGATGGTATCTACACAGAGCTCAAGAGTGACTTCAATCCTGTCACTGGCGAAATTGGTAAAGATGACCCATTCTTTGATTTGAAGGATGCTAAGGGACTTAACAAGAGAGTTTTTGATGTTCTTCCACAATCCGGTTGGGAAGGATTTGCTGAAGCCTCTGCTACATCTGCATATTTGCTTGACGATTATGCAACTGGTGTAGTTTCCGCTGACCTTGGCGAAGTCTAATCCAATTTAAAACAATAACCTTTAACCGATAAACAGAGTGATTAATTCACTCTGTTTTTCGTATCATACATATAGTATAAAATTATTGTGAGGTGAATATGCAGTCTAGAAAAATTGAAGACGAAAATATAATGAATCAAGGTGGTAACCTTGCAGATATAGCACAGGCTTTGATGCGTCAGCAAAAGAAGAATGATATTCTTCTTAATAAAAGTATGCTTCCTAGTAAAGGTCTTTTATACAAAGGTGATATTTCTGTAAAGAAACTTACAACAATTGATATTAAAAATCTTTCAACAGTAACAACTGATACAGTTGATGGTGTTATGAATGGTATCTTGGCTCGTAATGTTTCAGGCATACAAGTTAATGATATTCTTGTCGGTGATAAAATTTGGTTAATTTTCTATTTAAGAAGTATTACCTATGATGATTACCCATTTGATATAAAGTATACTTGTAGTGAATGTGGTCACAATGGAATATTCAGTATGAAATTTAGTGACCTTGTTGTAAATCAGCTACAAGACGATTTTAAATATGATTATACAATGAAGAATGGTGATGTAATTACTATTGGCTTCCCAACAATCGGAAATGAAGTTGAAACCAATATGGTCTTGCGTGAACCAGAAAAATATAGTATGACTCCAATTGATGAAGAGTTAATTAATATCGCAAATTATATTAAGACTCTCAATGGTGTTAATCAGAGTATTATGTCTGCTTACAGATATATTGAAACACTTGATGCTCCATCATTCTCAAACTTTGCTAATTATATGGCAGATGTGAACTTTGGTGTTAAACCATACATCAATATAAAGTGTGATTGTGGTAATATTATACAAGCTCCTTTGTCATTCTCTGCTGAATACTTTATGCCTAAGATTAAATAGATAAATATATTAGAATAAAGGAATAGGAATTTTAAAGAATGAATAATTATACAAGAATTACTTATCAAGATATGCTTGAAGATTTTACTGCTCGTTTAAGAAACGATGAGCGCTTCAAGAATATGTCTTCAGCCAGTATCTATTATCTGTTTATGGAAATGCTTACTGGTACATTTGATATGACCAACTTCTATATGCAGAGAACTGCTGAAGAAGGCTTTATTGATACTGCTAAATTAGACAGTAGTGTTATTAAACATGGTAAGAATCTTGGATATAATCCTATTCGTCCTACACCTGCTGAAGCAGAAATTCAAGTAATTATTAAAGGTCCTTTACCAGCTGGTCTGGTTAAAGGTGCCACTATCTATTTCTCACAAGAAGAAACAGATTTGTCCTTTGATAACCGCAAATTTATGTTAAATACTGACTATTCCTATGTTCTAACACAGGAAGATATTGATGCTGGTCAGAGTGCATCTTGGTCTAAAACCTTGACTTACTCTGTCCCAGTTGAAAATATGAAATATCTTGAAATTCAAGATGTTAAAATGTACAATAATTCCGCACTTGTTCCTATTAAAATCTTCCAAGGTGAAGTTCAAACTCATGTCATTCGTGGTGTGGCTAACTTGTATAAATTGGGTAAAGCATATCAGTTCTATGATATTGATGATTTAAAATTTAGTAACTGGTATGGTAAGCGTGACCCTAATGGCTGGTATAAAAACACATTCTACAAGAAAAATTCTTGGACTAAAATTGGTATCGGTAAAACCGAAGAAGATGCTTTATATGTCGGTAACCTATTTGATATTGAAGACTGTTCAATTTATCTAAATGAGAAATTAGCACAATTTGACGAAAGCACCGCTGATACTCCATATAAAATTTGTTCATTAACAACAAATAGTGATAAAACAGTTCGTCTAAAGTTTGGTGATGGAACTATTGTAAGTCCAGGCTTGATTTCGGATACAGATAACATTTATATAAAATATTTGACTTGCGATGGTTCACAAGCCAATAAAATAGGAAGTAAATCAGCTGAAATTAAAGCCAATAACAAATTTTATGCTACCTGTCCTGGTGGTATTATTGATGTTTCAAACAACATAAAATTCATTTTGAACACAGATATTCAGGGTGGTGTTGACTTTGAAAGCCAGCAATCTATTAAGAACAATGCACCTCTATATTTCGCTTCAAATAATAGATTGGTTACAAAACAGGACTTCGTTTCATATTTCAGAGGCTTAACTTCTCCAATTAAAGTTAAAAATGCAATTGCTTGGGGTCAGGACGAAATTGAAGATTTTGATAATGGCGGCCATACAACATACAAATACATTCAGAATTGTATATGTTATTGTATAGCTTCCACATTATATAACACAACCAGTGCTGTTCACTATCCTATAAATGTCTTGACAGATAGTTCTTCAAATACTAATGGAACATTCTCTGTCTATGGAACTAATAGAGAATATTTAAATCACTTAACAGACTTCATCAAAATGTTATTGAGCTTTGATAGTTTCCACAATACTCAGTATACTGAAACACCTACAGTTCAATGGTTGAAAAACATTAAGAAAATTCGTGAAAATGCTGAACCAAAGATGATTATCAATAGTAAATTGTATTCATTCCCACCAGTAGTTCAGTATTATGATGTTGTTGGAACTGTTACTGTAAATTCACTTTCTAAACTTCAAAGCTATAAGCGTGAAGTAGAAAACAAAATTTATGAATGGTTAGAAGAAAATTCTAACTTCAGACAGAAAATCTATAAATCAGATATCGTTAGATTTTTCAACGAAAGAGAAGAAACTAAGGCCGTAGACTTGGATATTCGTGTATCAGATATTATAAAGACTAAAGATTTGAATTATGTCTTTGATATGAGTAATACACCTTTGAGTGATATTTACACATTCAATCCGAATGTTCCAGGTAGTGATATGACTGTTACAGGAACTCCTTATAATACAATTACTATTCCAAAACAAGATAGAAATGGTAACATTTTGACTGCAGATATGCTTGAAAACAAGACCATACAGTTATATTTGTATGCTCCTTCTGCAAGTGGTTCTAGTTATAGCAAGCGTGCTTTACTACAAGTCACTCCATATTCTGTAACGGAAAGTAGAAATAATATCACTATGACAATTTACGGTGTTTCTTCTTATACAAATGTTGGTGTTGGTAAGAACTCATTAATGTACTTAAATATTCCTGCAACTACTGATTTCTATTCACTTTCTAATTTCTCAACATCAAATGCAAAGAATTATGGTTTGTCTAGTGCTGATGTAAATGATATTCAGAGTATGATTAATACCTGGATAAACAATTCAACAGCTATTCGTGAAGCTAGCCGAGCAATACCATTACCTTATTATGTCCAAGTATTGAATAACAATACTCGTGAAGAAACAATATTACGCCGTGGTATTATCCAAAATGATTACGAAACACAGCTAACTGAAAAGGCATTTTGGATGTACTTTATACCATCAGTAATTAAGAAA